ATTTAACAAGCTAGATCCTGTCATGTGTATCTTACAATTTAATTAATTGTCAGAATATTATATTTCTGTTGACATTTTAGTTCATATGGACTATAATAAACTCAACAAATCAATACAGCGCAGCCGACAGGCGGGAGGGTGAAGATACAGAGTATATATTGGAAAAGAACTTATGAGTATTGAAACAAGTTGGGGTTATATGTATACTCTTTATAAGGAGTATAATGGAGCAAGATACTTTGCTGATGCATATGATGGAACTGATGAGGTTGAGCTTATTAATGCAACAAACGATAAAGAAGATATTGAGTTATTTAAAGAGATTATGAGATTAAAAGAGGAAGAACAGGAGGAACACTAAATGAAATCAAAATATACAAAAATTAAATACACAAACACTGGGGTAAAAGCCCCGGTAGTGACTCTCATAAAATCCAGTACAGAATTTAACAGGTCAGACATGATAGAATTAAAATATCCAGAAGTAACAATCATCATAAGGAGAGTTGCACGAAAAACAATGTACAATCGTTCAAAGTCTCTAATAAATGTTAAAGTAGATCATTTTATTGCCTCATTTCATGTTCATGATACTATTAATGACGCAAGAGTTGTATGTGAAAATCTTTATTTGATCATTAAAAAACCAGAATTAGATTTTCGCATGACAACTAGGGAATACGATACCATTTATGACTATATGAGGGGAGTATTATACAATGCCAAAGAATCCTAAAATCCCAACCACGTCAAGGGGTCTGAATGTCAACCCAAACATGCTAACTACGCTGGAGGCTCTACAGCTCCGCAGGCAGCTTGCAAAACGTCTGAATCAGCGTATGCGCAGATTAAAAGCAAAAGGTTTTGATTCAGAGGTTGGAGGAGCGTATGCAGACTACCAGGACTTGCTTGTAAGATTTTTCCCGGGTAGGTCATCTATTCCAGAAAATCTGGAAAATGAAAAATACAAGGGATTACCGCGAACTCAGGTGAAAGCCATTCAAAAGATATTGAAAGAAAAGAGCAGCACTGTTCAGGGCTGGCGTGAGATCATAGATCAACGCCAAAAAACCCTCAGCACAGAATATGGGATCAAATTTAAATCTAAAGAGGAAATGAAGTTATTTTTTAAGTCTGAGGTATGGTCATGGATGCAACGATTTTATGACAGTAAACAGACAATTAGAATCATCAGTCATAAACTGGATGATTCTACGGTTTCTGAGATCATAAAAGATCTGGAAAAATTCCGGGAGAGAACTGATCCAGATGCAGCTGATACGATAGCAAAACAACTAGGTTTTTCTGGCGAAGCAGAAGCTTTGAAATATAGACCATAGCAAGGGGGGGTAAAGTATGGTAGTCGCAGGATATCCAGTTATTTATTTTAAAAACTATGATTATATGCGACTATTCAATGGTGATTTTATCCGGAGATCCAATGCAGGTCATTATCTAGGTGTCTATGAAAAAATAATAACTGTTGATACGGAAACTTTTGTCTATCTTAACAAAAACATTGGCTTTGTCACGGATTGGACAATCACGATAGAGGATGATTGTTGTATTTACGGCAACCATGTTTCTGATCTGATTGATACGATCGACAGGATTTGCACAACTTTACATGCTGACGATAGCCACCTTGTACGCTTTTATGTGCATAACTTTCCATATGACTATGTTTTTCTTCGTAACCATTTTTTCCAAAAGTGGGGGAATCCTGATAAATCACTGGCTTCTAAGACACATAAATATATTTTTATGAAATGGACAGGACAAGGGATTGAGTTTCGTGACAGTCTCATACTCACGCAACGGTCACTTGAGAAGTTATGTAAGGACATGGGAACGACTGAGAAAGCTGTCGGAACATGGGACTATAAGAAATTTCGAACGCCAGCAAGTCCACGTACAGCAAAAGAAATAGCCTATGTCTGTACGGATACAATAAGTCTATGCAAGGCATTACGCAAATACATAGATCAGCGAGGATTTAACGTGGCGAACTGTCCACTGACCAATACAGGCTTTATTCGAACCAATGCCCGCAGAAGATCAAGAAAAGATAAGAAATGGCGTAAACAGTTTGAACAAATGTCTTTGACTTTAGAGCAATATGACCAGATGATTGACTGCTATCATGGTGGGTATACGCATGCAAACAGATACTATATTAATCAGCTGATAAAAGATCCTGTTGAATGTTATGATTTCGCAAGTTCATACATTGCTTGGATGTGCTATTGTAAATTTCCAATGTCAAAATTTTGTTATACAAACAACATAACATTAAAAGACATTATGGAACTGAAAGAGGATTATGCTTTTTCTGGCTATATAAGGCTTAAAAATCTGAGATTGAAAAAAGAGTGTCCTATGCCCCCGCTTGCTTTCTCAAAAGCAAAAGTGTGTGTTTTCCCGGAGGCAAAAAGCAAAAAAGAACAGTTTCACGACAATCTGGATAATGGCAAGATCATTAATGCTAATCTTGTCATATATCCATTTACGGATCCAGATTTAGAAGTTATCCTGTCAAGCTATGATTATGAATGGGCTGACGTCTCAAAGGTCATGAGAGCGACAAAGGACTACTTACCAGAGTGGTTCACTGATTACTTAATGGAGTTGTTTTTTAAAAAATGCACCCTTAAAGGTCTGGACGAAGCAAACTACATGATCTCAAAAGGTGAGTTAAACGGCATGTACGGAATGACTGTACAAAGAATTATACAGGTTTTATGCACTGAGTTAATGGAGTCTGGAAAGTGGGAAGCAAAAGAACCGGAGGACAGAGAAAAAGAACTTGAAAAATTCTACCGGAATAAGAATAGCTTTATGCCCTACCAGTGGGGGGTTTTTATTACGGCCTATGCACAGGATTATCTTTTCCGGTTAGGATCATGCTGCCGGAGATGGCTGTATTCTGATACAGATTCCGTAAAGGGTACAGAGTGGGATCATGATAAACTGGATGCATTTAATCACTTCATTGTTGAAATGTCGCAAAAAAGAAACATCGGAGTAGTTGAGTATAATGAAAAAATATTCCGGGTTGGTATTGCTGAATTTGACGGAATATACAGTGAGTTTATAACGATGGGTAGCAAGCGGTATTGCTACCGGTTGAAAAAGGATGCATCCTTGCATCTGACAGTCGCAGGAGTTCCAAAAGAGGGGATCTATTGTCTTGATGATGACATCACAAATTTCCGAAAAGGGTTTATATTTAAGAATGACTTGACATTCCGTAGGAACTACCGCAGGGCGAATGATTGGCAAGATCCCAAGTGGAAAATGAAAACAGAATATATTTTTAATGAGGGTATTCATGAGGTGACTATTGATGGATGCAAGATTGAGTATGGTTGTGTCATCCGATTAACTGATACAGAGTATGAATTGGATCACACGATTCCGTATGATAAAGAAACAGGCCTGCCAATACCATTTGAAATGGAAGATACAGTATATGAATAAAAGAAATGTTATAAATATGTAATACTTTTGTAACATAAATAAGTTAAAATATAGACAGGAGGTGTAAACTATGAAAAAGTTCTGGAGGGAAAACAAAGAAGATTTGAGTACACTTTTCTGGACTTGCATTACTTTTGCGTGCATGTTTGCAGGCTGTCAAGTCTGGATGCTGTTAGGTGATTAAGGAGGTGAGGGAAAAATGATTGATATGTCAGAGATCTATGAAACATTGCGAACAAGCAGCCTGCGAAAAGTAACCTATGAGGATGATGAGATCAGTATCGTAGCTTACAAGGTAGGAAAAATCATTAGAATTGATGTAAAGGAGATAAAATAAAATGTTAAAATCAAATGTAAAAATCATATGCAGGCCTTATTCTGGAAACTCAAAAACAAAAGCTTTTATTGATCTGGAACTAGACGGAACACTTGTAATTAAGGGGTTGACGTTGGTTGAGGGAAAAAACGGACTTTTCCTGTCATTCCCAAGCACAAAGGGAAAAGACAGCAAATACTACAATTCCGTTTATTCGTTGGATAAAGAGTGGGCAAAGCTTTTGCAGGATGCATGTGTGAAAAAGTATAATGAATGTAACCAGAGTTCTCAGTCTGCATCCTCCGGAGGTGGATTTCGATAATGAATATCTACGATAAAAATGGCTGGCTGGACGTTCCAAGGATCGTCCAGCTTGCCAACAGAAACAACATTAATTTTATCTTTATCATTGGAGCCAGAAGAACCGGAAAAACATATGGCATTTTTCAACACTTTATTAATGATGTATTTTCCAAAAATGAGAAGATCATCTACATGAGGCGTACAAAAGAGCAGCTCACAAAAGTCTTTCTTCCGGAATTTGATCCATGGATTGACATTAATAAGGACATGAACAGGTTTTTCCATTTTGAGAAACCACGAGGGGAATATGGACGTATCAAGATCGTAGAGCAGATTGAGGAAGAGGAAGTATATAGAGGTGAGGCTTTTTGTCTCACCTCTATGCATAATAACCGTGGTTTCTCTGGATCTGATTTTTCAGAGGGCATTTATGATGAGTTTATCCCGGAAAGGATTGCTAAGTCAATCAGTGGGGAGGATGATGCTTTTTTAAACGCTGTTGAAACCATCTCAGCAAACAGGGAGTTGCAAGGTAAGAAACCATTCCGCTGGTGGTTGGCCTCCAACTCCAACACGTTGGATAATCCGATTGTGCAGGCTTTTGGATTGCTTCCGATCTTGGAGCGAATGAAAAAGAACAAGCAGGAGTTTTCCATGTTGAAAGAACGTGGTATCATTTTAGTCTTAATCAATGATTCCCCAATTTCAGAAAAGAAAAAAGACACTGCTTTGTATCGTGCTTTATCGGGTGATACAGACTTTGCAAAGATGGCTCTGTCAAATGAGTTTGCATATGATGATCTTTCCGCTATCCGATCAGAGGATATCCGGCAATACAAGCTTATTTGTGTGATTGGAAAAGTTGCGATTTACGAGCATAAGTCAAAAGCTCATTTGTATGTGTCAGATCATATTTCTGGCAGTTGTAAAGACGTGTTTGAAGATAGCCAGCATGGAAAAGATCAGTTCCATTGCTTTTATAGCTGGGTTGATAGCTATCGTCTGACAAATAGAATCAGTTATCAGAATATTTCTGTAAAATTCTATATTGACAAACTATTTTAAAAACAACTATAATAGAGGCAGGTCAACGTGGCTACATCGACCGCCGGAAGCGGATGCCATGGGATGATTACCCGGAAGCGTTGGCCTATTTTAATTTCACTTCCGGCAGAAAAGGAGATAAACATGAAAGTAGATCAGATTTTAGAACTCGGAAAACTTGGCTTTACAAAAAATGAGATCATGGGAATTATGAACGCACAGAACATGTCCGGACTTGGACAGATTCCTCCACAGCAGATTCCTCCACAGCAGATTCCTCCACAGCAGATTCCTCCACAGCAGATTCCTCCACAGCAGAATCCTACGGGTCTGGGACAGGATGCAACCAGTGCAGCTCTGATGACAGCCATCAATACGTTAACTGCTACTTTACAGGCTGGCAACCTGTCAGCATCTGGAAAAACCGGAACAACACAGCGTACATCTGACAACGTGGCAGAGGATCTTATGAAGCTTATGAATTAGGGAGGTGTAAAATAATGGCAAACAGTTTAGTCGTACAGGATGCCTATTTAATCATTAATGATTTGTACAAGATGGCCACTGGCCGGGAGAATATCAAAGCACTAGACACAAGCTCATTTGTCGCTGTTGGTGAAACTATGCTTCGGACAGGTGTAGAGCCAACATTGAAAGCACTTAGTCAGTGGTGTGGCCGTACCTATTTTGAAATGGAAAAATACAGATCCGGAGTATTCCGGTCAATCATCGAAAATAGCGAGCGTTGGGGAGCTATCACACGTGAGATCATTTCCCTGCCATTGGATGCAGAAGCTTCCCAGGATTGGAACACAGATCTGAATGAAAATCAGCTTGCTGATGGTCAGTCGGTTGACATGTACAAGATTAATGCTCCAAAAGTGGTAGAGTTGAAATTCTATGGTAGTAAGGTTCTTCAATCTCATATCACACGTTTCCGGGATCAGCTGGCACTTGCTTTCTCGAATGAAGCAGAATTTCTCATGTTTGTAAGTAGCTATATGACTGCTTACTACAATGATATTGAATCAAGAAATGAAGCAAAACGCAGACTGACGGTGCTTAACTTCATGGCTGGTATCTCCTCACTTGGAACGAATGAGGTTGATCTGGTAAAAGAATACAACACAGCTTACGGTACAGAGCTTACAAGAAAGCAGCTGTTAAGCCCGGAGCATCACAGAGATTTCATGGCTTTTGTAGTTGCCAGAATCAAGAAAGATTCTAAGAAAATGCAGGATCGTACCACAAAGTATCACATGAATCTTACTGGAAAAGATATCTTACGGTTTACCAGACCGGAGAATCAGAAACTGCTTATGTACACTGATTTCTGGATTGATTCCGAAACACAGGTATTCCCAACTGTGTTCAGTGATGAGCAGTTGAAAATTGCTGACAAAGAGCTTGTAAACGGCTGGCAGGAGTTTGACAGCCCAGCAATCAATATTAAACCTAATATCATTGATGCTGACGGTGTTTCCAAAACAGCCACAACAGCGGTAAATCTTCCTTATGTACTGGGTCTTTTATATGACCGTAGGGCAATGGGAGTCAATAATCAGTGGATGTATTCTGCTGCTACACCATTCAATGCTGCCGGTGGTTATTACAATATCTTTGACCATTATCGTTTCAATGCCTGGAACAACTTCACACACAACGCAATCCTTTACGTACTGGGGGAGGGGGTATAAAATGGTATACTTTGATGTAACAGATTCTAGCCCCACTATTCTCCCGTTAGATGATTCAGTCGGCATAAAAAGGATAGTAATGATAAATAATGGTGATAGTAGCTCTGCTACCGGACTTTTATTAAATGATAATAGTCCGATATTGCTTGCAAAATCAGATATCATTGATTTCACTTTCACTGAAACACCTTATGGTTACCCTGCCCCATCGTGCTTTTTTGTATCTGTAATAGGTGGCAGTACTGGTAGAATCATGATCGAAACTAGCCCCTTTGTAAATCCTGATTATTTTGAGAAAAAGGAGACTTCATAAATGTTAGATACATTTTTGACTATTTTAGGAAACTATGCGTTTCCGATTGTTTGCTGTTGTGCCATGGCATACTTTGTGAAATACATGTACGACCAGACCAATGCAAGAGTTGACAAACTCAACAATGAACACAAAGACGAAGTTGATACCTTATCGAACGTTATTAAAAATAACACGGTTGCCATTGAAAAAATGAACACATTGATTGAACACTTAGGAAAGTAGGTGTAAAAGTATGACAGCAAATGAGCTTGTAGCGAACGCTGTGGATTTAATTGGAACAAAATATGTGTGGGGAGGTTCAAACCCCACACAGGGGCTTGACTGTTCCGGATTGCTTTACTGGATCCAGAAAAAAGCAGGGTCAGAAGTTGGTAGACTTACTGCTTCCGGTTATTCCAAAATCGGAACAAGGATTCCGAATGGACAGCAGAAAGTAGGTGACTTTTTCTTTTTCGGAAAACCGGTAACTCATTGCGCTATTTACATTGGAAATGGATATATGATTGAGAGCAGGGGAGAAAGAAAAAACACACCATACAATCCCGGTGTCGGGGTAGTCAAAAGCCTTGTAAGTCGTAGGTCTGACTTATCTTGTATTCGCAGGGTATACGATGAAGATTATAAAGAACCATTGACTTATTTGACTGGAAAAACCTATACTACCAGAGTTGACCATTTGCATGTTCGTTGTTCAGTTTGGGGACAGATCAAAGAGTATGCACAGCTGACAAGGGATGGTATGAAACACGCTTATTCTGATGGCTGTTTGAAAAAAGGAACAACAGTCACGGTAAAAGAAGTAAAAAAGGATAATACCGGAGCAACATGGGTACGGATTCCATCCGGTTGGATCTGTGCGATCACAGCAAAAGGTGAGGTGTACTTATCATGACAGAGATCGTTTTATATCATTTTTCCAAAAGAAAAAACAGCACCAAAAGACCAAAAGAACAGGGAACTACGGTTCCCTGTCTTTTAAAATCAGATACCACATTTCAAAATCCGGTATTTAAGTTAAAATTAGCACTGGATAATGCCTTGCAATACAACTATTTGCAATGGGCTGACCATTACTATTTCATTAACTCAACAGTTTCACTGAATAATGACATGGTCGAGATCTCAGCCAGTGAGGATGTGTTGGCAACCTACCGGACAGAGATTGGCAACTATACATGTTTTATCGAACGATCCAGCAAGCAGACTACGCTTGCCAATGACACTATGTATATTCCTACAAATGACTGGGTAACCCAATCTACCATAGTAGGGCAGCCGATAAATACCTTTGTGAATGGCTATGCTCCAAACTATTTATTGCGCACTGTCTCGGTCGAGGGTATAAATACCTACTACATAAGAGGTAAGCAACTGAAAGATTTATGCTCATTTATGTATACATATGGATCTATTCCGGACGTAATGGACTCAGCAATTACACGCCTGCTTTTTAATCCATTTCAATATATTCTTGACATGAAGTGGCTACCTTTTATGGTTGATAAATTTGTAAATGCACTAGATACAGTAAAGCTTGGGTACTGGGATAGCAATACAAATGCCTATTTAATAGGTGATGCGTCTTGCACTTTTTCCTACGATTTAACCCTTGGTAATCCCTTATACGCTGATACTGATTTTAGGTTTTACAACCCTGCATACTCAAAGTATACCGTAAAACTACCATTTGTGGGGCTTATTCCTATCAATCCAACAAAGACTCATAAGGGTCAATTAAAAGCCACTTACAACTTTGATGCTGTCTCCGGAATGGCAGATGTTTGGCTAACATCCGGATCTGATGAGTATGCTCACTTCCAATGCCAGCTTGCCGTTCCGGTACAAATTGGCTATGCTACAGCAAATATTGGTCAGCTTACTACCAGTTTGATAGACGTAGGAACTAGCCTTGCTTCCGGTAATCCTATAGGAGCAATCACAAATACGTTGGGAGCTTTTCAAAGTGTAACATCTCCGGAGCCTAACATGGTAGGTACTGTTGGAAATATAACTTCTATCTTAAATAATATGGAAGCAAACAGCATCTGCTACGCCTGCACAAGCTTAGACCCAGACGGAGCAAGTGAGGGATATGTAGATGGTACTGTCCGGTTAATATCTGGACTGAGTGGTTTTGTAAAATGCCGGAATGCATCTGTCCAGATTGCAGGATTTGAGGGAGACCAAGAACAGGTGAATAGTTATCTCAACAGCGGATTTTACTTTGAATAGAAAGAGGTGATAAACATGTGGACACCAACTAATTTTGATAAAATCAATATTTGCACAAATTACTTCCAACCGTCCGGAATTAAGGTTAACAGCTTATATACAGACACATTTGACCGGATGCTTTATGAGCGTGTGTGTTCTATCCTAGATATAACATACAATGGCAGCATTGACATTGACTACTTTAAATATTGCTTACTTTTTGGTGGCTATATTTGCATCACAAACACTGCTCTTTATGGGTTGATTGCACAGTACCCCATGCTGACAGGGTATAATATCTATTTCAAACCAACGACAGCAAGCATACATACGTATGCAAGTAATGCTGTGATTGATCTGGAAGATATGGAGATCGGAAAAGACTGCTCTGTCATTTATCTAAGGCCAACTTTCTGTGGTATCGGTGATATCATTGGATTTTACAGCTACAAACTGGCACTTGTAGCATCTGCTTTCGATATGAATGTATTTAATTCCAAACTTGCTTTTCTGATAGCTGCGAAAAACAAAGCAGCAGGCCAGACATTGAAAAAAATCTATGACAGCATACAAGCAGGGAACCCAGTTGAGGCTTTTGATGTATCAATTAAAACAGAGGACAGACAAGGGAGCAAACAAGATGCCTGGGAGTCATTCAACAAAGATCTGAAACAGAACTTCATTGCTCCGGAACTGATTGAGGTATTTGAGAAACTTCTTGATCAATTTGATACCGAGGTGGGTATTCCATCTGTTGGATCTGATAAAAAAGAGCGACTGAACGTACTTGAGACAAGCAAAAATGATGCAGAAACCGTAACACGGTTAACTACTTGGCTTGAAACCATGAAAGCAGGAGTTGACATGACAAATAGGTTATATCCAGAAATAAACTTGTCAATCAAGATCAGAAGTTATGAGACAGCGGAGGTGAAAACATATGGGGCTTTATAGAGTAACGATAGCAGGACTTTATGAATGGAACAATACCCTTTTTGATAAGATGGAGTTTCCAGAAACAGCAGACAGACAGAATTTTATCGACAGTTTGCTTTTGTCTTATGGGGATTGTGAACCCTTATATCCGGATTGGGATTTTATGCACGACAGTGCTATTCCTGCTTGGAGCAAGAAATGGAAAAGAAGTATTGACAAGGTTTATAACGTGTTAGAATTAACTAATTATGAACCTATTGAAAACTATGACCGCCATGAAGAATGGACAGATAGCCCAGATATGACAAGAACAAGCCAGACAAGCGGACAGGATATAAACCGGGCAGAAGCAGGACAGGGAACCACTACGACCAACTCTGGGGCAGATACAGCCAAAAATGATGTGAGTGCATTTAATGATGTAAACTATTCCCCTAATGAAAAAACAACTACAGAGTATGGAGGCAGTACAAAAGTACAAAGCTCCGGTGAAAATAAAAATACGTTTGAATATGGCAAAGGTGAGACGAACCGAGAGACAGGACAGAATAAGCATGTCGGACATATTCATGGAAACATAGGTGTTACCACTTCACAGGAGATGGCCTTATCTGAGGTGCGTCTGCGGAAGCAAAGCTTTATTGATTACTGTACTGGACTTTTTGCTCAGGACTTGCTTTTATTAATTTATTAAAGGAGGAATGATTTATGTTTTTCAGATACCCACACAGTTCAATGCAGGATTTAAATTTGGACTGGCTGCTTAAAATTGGCAAACAGGCTGACAAAGACCATGAAGAGTGGACGCATATTAAAGATACTGCTCAGACTATGATTGATGAGGCCATCCAGAAAAGTTTGGATGATGGTGAGATTGGAAAAGTAGTAAATGATGCCACTACCAAAATAATTACTGAACAAATTGACCCATTAAAAGAGCAGGTTGGAACAAATACAGCTGAAATCACAAAGTTACAAAAAAGAGAAGGACTTTTTGACCACTCCGGAAAAACTATCATCATTGGAGACAGCTACACGGTTGGTTATACTCCGGACGGCAACATAACTCCATGGACTACAAACTTTATCAAGTACACAGGGCTTGAGGATGTAACGATATCCGCAAATGGTGGGGCATCTTTCTCAACAGCTGCCAATTCATTCCTTATGCTTTTAAACAGTGTACCAGCTTCTGCGGACGTAAAACAGATTCTTGTCGTAGGAGGATTCAATGAGTTTGGTAGCTATTCAGATATTGAAAATGCAATCAACGCTTTTATGGGAGCAACAGAAGTAAGATTTCCGAATGCAAAAGTGTTTTCTGCAATGGTAGCATGGTCTGTTGACCGGACGGATGACACAACTGTACAAAACAGGTTAAAGATTGCAAAATCCGTTTATAACACTCAGCGGAAAAATTGGCGCTATTTGACAGGCTCAGATTATATCCTACATGCTGACGGCTTCCTTGCGTCTGATGGATTCCATCCAAACGCAACAGGACAGGAACGGCTTGCAATGTATCTTGCAACGGCTGTTGAAACAGGATCATGCAGCCCATCGTTCTATGAAGTCATTGCAAACTTTGAAGCTGGTGACTTTACAGCTACAGTGGGATCAAGTTGGACTCTTATAAGTTCATACAATGAGAGTACAAGCACTTTGATATGGGGCAACTATGTTTGTTTACCAAACAGCAGAACACTTGTCTGTGATGGCACTGAGTACCGTTTGGGGCGCATCTATTCGACTTCCTTTATCGGAGATCATAACGGCTATACATGCTACCCAACCACTGTGATTGTTAAGTCTGGCAGTGACTTCTATCACATCCCTGCACAGCTTAACTTCCGTGGCCGACATATTTATTTAAGTTTGTATGATGTTTCTGATGACAAGCACAATTACCGCACGTTAACTGAGGTCACACAAGTACAGATTCACAGAGGCTCTATTACTATGTAAATACAAATATGATAGCCCAGCGGATGCTGGGCTATCGTTTTATTTTGCATCTATCAAAAGCTTTCTGAGTAGCTTGATTACTGACCAGTTTGTACGTTCTTCATAATATGCTATATCAGTAAAACAATCATAAAAATAAACTTGCCAGTATTTAGATTTAGAGAGTGTAATTCCTGCTATCTCAATAAAATTAAGATAAGATACAAACAAAATATTGAGTTTCTCATCATAATCACATCTTAACCCTTGCTTTTCAAGATCACATGCAAGCTGTATTGATTTGTTGAGTTTATTATAGTCCATATGAACTAAAATGTCAACAGAAATATAATATTCTGACAATTAATTAAATTGTAAGATACACATGACAGGATCTAGCTTGTTAAAT